CGATAGTAGAATTATCAGTCATATCGTCACCATAGTTATCAATAACATGTTCAAAGTCTTCACGGTAATCGCACCATATATCTAAACCAAACATGCCATTAATTTTCTCGCAAGCCTGTCTTCTCATCTGTAACCTAGAGTAACGACTAGCAACAGTACCACCCATGTTTCTAATAACTTCATCTGTGATGAGTCTTTCTTTCTTAGTAGTGTTAACATTAGAAATACCCAAATATGTTAACGCTTCATTCCAAAGTTCTGACTTAATCTCTTGCAGTTTATCTGCAACATAAGGTGCGTCTGTTTTGAGAACTGTAAAGCCATTCAAATCCATACCTTTAGTACCCTTAATAAGTGGTGAATTACCGTCATATTCTTTGTACAAATTAAGGTATGTCATGCGCTCCTGTTCATCACACAATAATATGATAGGAGTCTTTTGAGCATTGATATTAGTATCTATTGCCCTATCTATATTATACAACCTTTTCGCATACATTTCAACATCTAATCTACTGTTAGTTCTAAGGTAGTTATTGTAGATGATAACTGAGTCATCTATAGTTAACTGTTTCTGATAGCTATTTGACGCATAAGCACGTCTCTCACGTGGCACATTGTATACATCAAAATTACCATAGTTTGCAGAAGCTAGAGCTAAATAACCTAGTACATCATCTTTGAAGAATACAGCGTTACCATTTCTGAACAAAGTAAGTTCAAGAAATCTCTCATCAATGGTATCGGGTAGGTTCTGCCAATCAAACATAACCATACTTAATTCCATCAGTCGATTATAATACTGTCTCCATGTAAAGTTATTCATGCGTAAAGACTCATCAAATTCTGTTTTATGTCTTCTTCCCATAGTTTACTCCTTTCAATTACACACCTAGAGGTACATTGTCAGCATAACTGTAATCTCTCACGTGTTCGTGGTCTGCCCAAAATCTGCAACCACTGTTTAAGATACCTTCTATCTTAGTTATCATATCAGTGGGTGCACCACCTTGTACTTTACAACCTATAGTTTTTACATAAGTATATCTACTTCTATTGTGAAGTGTAGGCTTTTTAACTTGATTAAGAGCGTAGCCAAACATTGTAAAATAATCATCAATTACTTTTGCTGTTTGTCTGTTTACACAACGCTGTTCTGCGTTGATAGTTAAGTTCTTACTTGCTAACAAAGAAGTGTTACTTACTGCACCATGATATGCAGATGGTAATGATTTAGCAATAGAACGTTGTAAGTCTGCATTTTCATTTGCAAACTGAATTGTCTGCTGACTAGCTTCTAAGGTGTAAATAGCATTACCAATATCACTAATAGCACTCATTGTACCTTCTGCGATATTTCCAACACCGCTATTTAACTGACCTTTTCTAGCTGTGTTTGATGTAAGAGCATTGGCAACTTGTACACCACCCTTAATTATCTGAGCTGAGTCTTTAACTGCACTAAGAGTAGCATTAAATTTAGTTTGTGACTGCGCTAATTCTTGCTGTCTAGTAACCTGTGAAACCGCAAGGTCTAGCTTCTTTTCACCGCCACTAGCAAGCCAAGCCTTATACCCATCAATTGCATATCCTAGCTGTGGAAAATCTGCGAATGTAAAATAATTTTCTGAGCTTTCTGCTTCTCCCTTATATGATTGTAAAACAAGTCTTGCTTCGGGTACGCCTGTAATACAATGATAGTTCTTTAATTTTACATTATTTTTGTTTCCTAAGTATTGTGGCTGTAATACAATCATTTGACCGTCTGTTGACATCAAATAAATCCAATTGAATGGTGCTGTAAACATTTTATTATTTTTAGGAACATAAGTGTCTAAAGAAGCATAAGCATTTGATGTATTAAAGTTAATTTCTGTTACTACAGCAGAACCATTATCATCGTGAATATATTCACCACTAGCACTAAAATAATCGGTTGTGTTATAAGGAGTAAATAAGCGAGCTGGAAGTATATATCCACCTATTATACTATCACTTTGCTGTGCTCTTGTTAACGCTTCAATTCTGTTCTCAACAGCCGACGTACCACCTGTTCCATCATCATTGTAATCGAATACACTCACCATTGAACCGTTTGCAATGCCATCTGTAACACCGATAGGTGAACTAGTAAATGTACCTTGTCCATCATATATAGATGATGTATACAAGGCTATTAATTTATCATAGGTTACACCCGATACTTCCGAGTCGCATAAATTTTGAGGGTCTAGTAAGCGTGAAATAACTAACTCACATCCACCCATATTTTCACCAACAATGTTATCACCAATATTATCAGTGAGTGTGTGTTCTCTTTCAACTAAGCAATCAAGTAATGTAATGTCAAAACCGTATGTCTCTAATGGGTCAATCTCATACGTTACGTATGTCATGTTATTATTAACATACTCTGTACCTTTTATGAAAGCATAGAACCACTTATCTGAGAAGTTCATATTCTGAAACATAAGATAATTACAATCACGAATACTATCCTCACCAACATCAACAGCTATTACACCGTCTCTCACACGTGTAGCATTATACATAGTATGAACAGGAGTTAGTGACAAGAAGTAGTTAGTCTGTGCTTGCTTACTTTCAAACCAAAGTGTGTCCTCAAACTTATCATCAAGTGGTACATCTTTGAACAATCTTACTTGACCGTTTGGAGCAACTATACTCATAATATTTCTCCTTTAATATTAAACAATAAGGGTGGCTCAAAAGAACCACCCTGTGTAGATTAATCAGTAACCTTTTGGAAGGTAATTGTTGTACCTGTTGTAAGTCCACCAATATTAACAGCTGTTGATGTAACGTAATTAGTTTTCTTGATAGTAGCTTCAAGGTCATAACTATTTTCAAGAGCTGTCTTAGGTACAATGTATGAACCAAACTTCTGTACAGCTACTCCGTCTTCTGTAAGTTTCTCTGTCTGAACAAAGTTGATAGAGGTCTGCTGTAATGTAGTAGGCTCTGTGAGTACTGTGTTGACAACTGTAGCTGTACCAACCTTAGATACATCAGTAACATCAAGAGTGAATGAAGCGAGGTCTGTAATTGTTGCGTCATTTTCAACAAATACTACAGCATTTGCGAATGGAGAATGTGCAACTGTCTTCCATGAATGATAGAAGTAATTCCAATACAATCCACTTGCAACTTCCTTCTCTTTCATCTGAATAAGATTGTCGTAAACTTGGAACCATCTATCGTCTACAACAATACCGTGAACCTTCTGCATGATAGCAAGCTCATCATCTGTAACTTCTTCGATAACACCAACTGTATCACCACCGAGTGTGTCAATTGTATTCTCTCTGATAGTATTCCATCTATCATTGTCGAAAGTTGTCCAATCATCAATAAGGAAACGTCTGCCAACAAAGTTAGCCTTGTCCATATTGAAAGCAGAAGCAAGTACATTTACATCAAACTGAGCGTCGAAATCTGCGTCAAGGAAGATACAAATAGAATTCTCATCTGTGTTATTCTTAACGCCAGCTTCGTTGTACTCATCACGCATGAACTGAAGTTTATTTCTAATTGACTTAAAAGCTACAGCATAGTTCTTGATGTCTGAGTTATCTACAGCTACAGGATACATCTTACCCTGTGTAACCGCTTTGATAAGCATATACTTGAAAAGTAAGAACTCATCATACTCATAGGCACGTGTGATAGACTCGATAATCTTAGAGATTAAATCTGTAACACCATCTACAGATAAGAAAGCCATTTTGAGGTCTTCATTCTGTACTGTAACAGGGTACATAACTCTCCAATTGAGCTTGTAGAAAGCTGAACGAATGTCTGGGAATGTTCTTGCGAACTCTCTTGATTTACCCTTGTTAGGGTCATACTCAACTACCTGTGCGATATTAACGAAAATATCTTCTACAGTCTCACCGAAGTCAATGTAACCTTTCTTGAGAATAGCATATGGGTTGTTAAATGTAGCAGACTCCATAAGTACAAGTGCAATTCTATTTACCAAACAGTTGATAAACTGATTAGCAAAAGAAGGTGTACCATAGATAATCTGTCCAACTTTAACAATGTCATCAATCTCGTTCACTTCTGGAACTTTAGACTGATACTCTGGACTAGCGTTCTGTCTGATAACATTTAAGATATCAATTGTACTAGCCTGTAATGTTGTCTGTGCAATCTTACGTGGCATAATATTGCTCCTTTCTTTTACTTATTATCTTTAAATAAATCTTCAAAACTATGTGGAGTATCGTCATCATTCTTAGGTTCATTCTTTGGAGTAGAAGGGTCATCCTCTCTACCCTTTGGTGTACCTGTAAAGAACGCTTCACGGTACTTATCTCTCCACATCTTATCTTGCTCTTCAAGTTTAACATTAAGAGCTTCGATTTCTTCATCTTTCTTCTTAATAGCTTCATCACTCTGAGTAGCATTAAATGTATCATTAATGTTCTCCAATAAAGCTAGTGCTTCGTCAGTTGTATTATCACCTAATACGGTTTTTAACTGACCCATTAATTCATCTTTTGTAACTACAGCCATGATTATATTCCTTTCTTTAATCTTGCCTGTCTTAGTGTATAAAAATACAAAGGCATTTTACGTCTAGTTGGTGGTGGAACAGGTGGGATAGGTGGTTGACCGCTGTATGTATTATAAATGTCAACACTGTATCTCCATCTTTGTAATTGTACTGTCACCGATTGGTCTGCTGGTGATTCAAAATCAAATAAAACTTTATTGCTCGCTTCACGAATAGAAGTTGCATTTTGTAGTACACTTAGAACTCCAGAGTAACTACCTGTTAATTCACTTTCAAGGTACTCTAATTGCTTTTGTAAATTATCAATACCATAGTATGTACCGCCTAAGCATAAAGTATACAACCCTTGCTTACGACCACTACTAGTCCACTGAGCTAAACCATAACCCTTACTATCGTGAACAAAAGTGTACTCACTAATAGTACCATCATTTACATCTGCGGTGTATTCGTGTGACACAGGATAATCATTCTGAGCGTCAAAATCTCCTTGTAATCTGAAAGGCAGTAACCCTGACTCAGCGTACAAATTACCCATCATTCCACTCACACCATAATCGTTACCTATTAGTATTGATAAGTAATCCCATATTTCTTGACCATTCGGATAAGCCATTTAACTACTCCTTAGTATTATTAAACTAACTTTTACCTAGCATATTATGTTAGCAACTCCACAGAAGGAAGTAGCAGACATATTGCGTTTGTATTGTTACCTATTAAGGTTTTATTAAGATACCCTGTTTGAGTAACTTTAACATGTTTGTGTTCTGTACTGATAGTCCTGTATAATTTGCTATGTCATTTGCTTTAGCAATTACTTTTCTATGTGCTAGAGAAGTATTCTTTTCTCCTACAGAACCTAGTGCAGTAACAATTGATGTACTTACACCATTGTACTTAGGATAATAATTGACTTTTGAAGGTACTCTTGGATTACCACTTATCACTATAACGGTATGCCCCTTGGTTTTAGTTACGAGTACATCACCATTATAAACAGGAGTCTGTGATAATGATTTAAACGCTATGCGTTTATTAAATAGTCCACTCTTTTCGAGTACACCTACTTCATTTGCTGTGGTAAAATTACCTACATCTTGGTGCGTAGCTGAATAGATACAATTTCTTACAGCCTTAGAGCAATCAATATTAATCGGTGTGATTGAATAAATATCGTCACATGTCTTACGCTGACAGTTCTGTGAATATCCTACATTCTTATTGTTACATAAGTCTTCCATAGCTTGTGCAATTTTATTTGCGGTAGCTATGCTAATAGGTCGTAAGATATACCAGCCTTTAGAATGAACATAGAAGCTCTGTATACTTACTTCACCGAGTACATCATTTACATTTGATTTCTGTAACTGGTCTCCCTTTTTACCGCCTGTATACTTACCTAGTTCATCGTGCCTAGCTGAGCCAACTTTAATACTCATAACCTCACTCCTTTCTGTCAAGGATGTCTGTTAGTCTTTGAATGATAAGTGTATTATTGTTTACTGCTTCTGATAACTTATCAATCTCAGATTTATGACTTTCTGATTGCTCTCTGATGTACCAAAATAGTAGTAAGCACATTGCAATTGGAAATCCCACTGTTGTGATTGCCTGTAATAATACATTCAAATCCATAAACATTTCTCCTTTCCTAAGTTACTTATATTATACACCATTCTGTTGTTTTATGTCAAGATTTATGGTATACTATATAATAAGAAAGGAGATATATTTTCTATGGCAGATACAAAGTTTTATGATGGAACTAAGCTATTATCCATGAAAGACTTAAACGGAAATACGCCCGAGATATATATGTCTACATCTAACCGTAATGCAGGTAAAACTACTTACTTTAATAGGTACGCTTATAATCGCTTTGCTAAGTACAAAGAGAAGTTCATTGTACTCGTTAGATTTAGTTATGAAATGAACAATATAGAAGACCGCTTCTTTAAAACTATACGTGAGTTATTCTTTCCTACTTTGACTATGAGAAGCAAGCCAATTGTAAACGGAAAGTTTAGAGAACTATGGGTGTTTCCTAACGGTCAACCCGAGTTAGAAGTTTGTTGTGGCTATGCTATCGCATTGAATGACGCAGAGCTTATAAAGAATTATTCACATTTATTCTCAGACGCCAAGAGAATTATTTTTGACGAGTTTCAGTCAGAACAAAATCACTATTGTAATGATGAAATTACAAAGTTTAGAAGTATTCATACTTCGCTTGCAAGAGGTGGCGGAAAACAGGTTAAGTATTTACCTGTATTTATGATGTCTAACTGTGTAAGTATAATTAATCCATACTTTGTTAAAATGGGTATCAGTAAGAGACTTACTAATGAAACTAAATTCTTAAGAGGAAATGGTTTTGTTTTGGAAGTAGGTTTTAATGAAAGTGCAAGTAAGGCTAACCAAGAGAGTGCTTTCAATCAAGCGTGGGAAGATGATACATACATGCAATATGCTTCGCAGAATGTTTACTTGAATGATAATTATAGTTTCATTGAAAAAGTGGAAGGTAATAATAGATATATCTGTACTTTAAAATATAAAGGTACTGAGTTTGCTATTCGTTCCTATGATAACAATGGTATAATATACTGTGATAAGAATGCTGATGTAACATATCCTATTAGAGTATGTGTTACTACAGATGACCACCAAGTTAACTATGTTATGTTAAAAAATAATGATTTATTGCTGATGAGATTAAGATATTTTTTCAACAAAGGATGTTTCAGATTTAAAGATTTAGAGTGCAAAGAGTGTGTACTCTCAGCTTTATCATACTAATATAGGTATCTTCACTTGTCTAGTGCTTTGTTGGATTAGGAAGACACGGGTGAAATAAACCGCCTAAACAAGCTCGAGTTGTCTACTCGCCTAGTAATTAGCAAGTGACAAAGATATACCCCTAGAGTCTAACTCTAGGGGTCATTTTATTTAATACATTTCTATATATCTTACGCTGATATCTCTTGACTTAGTATACTCACATACCAAGTCTTCTATTGCACCAATTATATCATTATTGTCTACATCTATAAGGTAAAAATCTAATGCTTCAAATACTTGTTCTTTCTTTTCATTCATATTATAATATTCTCCTATTAATTAAGGTTACTAATTTTTCTATGTCTTCTTTGTGAGCTAGGTCACTACCGTCCAATTCAATTATTGCACCTAAAATGCTCAGTACATACACCCACCACGGTGCATTTAGTTTCCACAGGACAAAACAAATAAATGTAATCATTTAGTTATCTCCTTCTTCCTCATTAAGCACCATTTTAATAGCTTCAATTTCTGCTTGTTGTCTCGACTGTGTTAGTGTAATTTCTGTACACATATCTTTCCAACACAATGATTTTAAGTCAAGTGCATTTATTCTGTTTTTATTCTGTGCATAATGTTCTGACTCTCTAGTGTCTAATACGTTAGACTTGCTGTGCAATCTGTGACAGTAATCTTCTAGCATATTAAGTTCATCGTCTACAGCATTACTCCACTTGAATAGTACTATAGTTCCTACTAGGTTTGCTATTAATAAAAGTATTATTAAGGCGTATGGTAAATAGTATATACTTATCATATTATTTCTCCTCACTTTCAAATTCTAAGTTCTCATAACATTCGTCAGAATATTCACAGTGATAACAGAAGTGTCTACACTCACCTTTAATCCATTTGACGTACAATATTTTTAACAGTATTTTTATTCTATCCATTACACTTCTCCGCCCTTCCTATGCGACACTTTAATACTCCGTTATAGGCTTGCATATATTTTAACTGTTCTTCAAGTAGATGTATGTCATCTAGTGTAACATTCTGTACTTTATTCTGACGACATTTCTTGACAAACTCTTCGAGTTTATCTATCCTGTTTTCTAGTTCCTCTTGTTCCGCTACCATTCTTTTAAATGCTTCATCACTTGTTCTTAACATGTTCTTCTTTCTCCTTTCTACACTCTACGCATTCTGTACAAATATATTCACACTTAAAACATTTACATGTTTCACACATAAAATCACACCACATTTTCTTCTCCTTTCAATATAAACATAATATTATCAACATCAAGAAATACTATATCCATGTTCCTATATTTACTAGGGTATGTTTCAATCTTATAACCATCCCTAGGTAAATATATACTATAAGTGGCTTTTAGATTTTCTTTTAATTTTAAAGGTATACATACTTGTATATTATCTACACCTATTAAATCTATGCTATCGTAATGTTTCTTATACTCATTTTCTAATAAGTCAAATACATACTCAGCAGTCATTTTATAATCCATCATAAACTCACCTCACATTCTATAGTTTGATGTACTATAATTACCTCAGATAGTTTAGTATAACCATATAAATATATTTCATTATAATCACCAAAGATATCGGGTACTTTTCTGAACCCTATAGTACATCCATCCCATCTTATAAACTGTTGCTGTAATGAACTCACTTTGTCATTCTCTAGTTTAGAATAAACAATGATTATACTATCATCTATTTGTAAACTATTAAGATAATCATACAATTCATTAATATTTTTAAACTTCATATCCTACCTCATTTTATAATTTGTGTTAACTAACAGCACACCGCCATCAATACGTTTAGGCATTAATTTCTCGGGTACTTCTAATCCCAAACAAAAGTCTGTCATGTCTCTCTTTTCTAGTACAAATCTCTTACCGTCTTCGGTGAGGTCATTGTACGTATTATAGTTTTCTAATGTTAACGGTAACTTGTTAAATGTCTGTTCCATACTAGCAACAAATAAATCCTTACAGTGAGCTGGCATACCAGCGCATTTCACTAGATAATATGGCTTATCTACAGGCTCTAAATCTTCTTCAATAGTGTGTTCCATATATGTTTTCTGTCTAACAAAGATAGCTTTATCCCAAGTGTTTTCTATCTTCCAATGATTAAACTCTGTAGGATGAATAGGAACGTCGATAAATTCATCAACATCTAAGTCACAATGTATGCTATCTGTATCTGCATATATAAAACCTCTTTCGTTAGCACCATGAAAATTCTTCTGCGCTGTACGTATAGTAAAGTTTCTTGCATAAGATGTGATTGCACTTCCGATTGCTATATAACCTATCTCCTTATCATTAGCTTCTATGCTTCTAAAGTGTATACCTTTTTCATCTTCAAAGGCTAGCTTAAATGTACTATCTGAGTTACTAGCCATCTTACCATAAAGGTTATTAAGGAATAACTTTGCTAAGGTTCTCATAGCTCCTTCGGATGTCATTTTAATCTCTGCCCACTTATTAATGTATGGGTCAAACAAACCAATCTCTGTGTTAAAGTAACAGCCATCTAGTATTTGAAAATCAAATACATTATAGTGTTCCATAAATAGTTTATAATCTACTTGTGACATTGTCATTGTAACTATGTTTGTTATCATGTCACCGTTCTTTAACTTAATAGCTGAGTAATACTCACCTGTTTTTCTATCTCTAATATCACTCGTTGTTAGGTTTTCATTAGGGTCATAAACCATGTTATGTCTAATGTGTATAAATGGTAACATACCTTCCTTAAGATAGAACCTACATTTGAACCTTACAAAGAAGAATTTATTATCATCTTCTGCTTCAACAGGAATGAAATCACCACTCCAAAATTTAGGTAATCCTATTGGATATCTACTGCCACTAGATGAGTGCATTACTGATGGATATAAACTGTTAACATCTGCTGTGTGTCCGTGTTCAATTATCTTGTTCGTTTTCTCGGGTACTACATAACACCATCCACCACCATAGCTTTTACGAATATACATGTCCACATTAGATGAACCATATTTATTCTCATCTAATCCTATCACTTCTAGATTAGGAAAGAAATCATTGTAGTTAGGGTGATGTTCTTCTGATAGTTCCCACATGCTGAATGGATTGTTCTTAAATTCTTCCAAGCAACACGAACCTATGGTTAACTTTCTGTGTCCTTCTGAGAACATAAACTCTAGTGCTTCTTTCAGTACTAAAACATCATTCTCTATGTACTTCTTTTCTTCGTCTGTTATCTCGCAACCCGAGTATCTTCTTCCTTCGTATTTCATAGTCAACTTTCTATGCTTTGTTTTAAATGCTTTACCTATTTGAGCCAATGTAAAAGGCATTAACTTTAATGAGTCTCGTAAAGTGATTAAATAACCTGTAGGTGTTTTGATGTGCATTGTGTACCACTGCCCCATATTTGAGATTAAGTATTTATAACTTCCATAAGGCATTTCTCTGTCATCCATCCACTCACCCTTAGTGTGTTCATCATTAAAGTATGTGAATGCTAATTGATAACCTGTGTGTTTCATTAAGAAGTCTAACCAAAATGCTCCATCAAATTTTAAATTGTGATAATATAAAATGCAATCTTGGTTTAATCCTATTAAGTACTCCATTGTTTCATTAATTGAGTGATGTATCTTTACATCTTCTGTGTTTAATTCTACCATTGCACTAGACCAAACTTCTGTGTTAACTTGCCCTTCGTATACTGTTGTCTCAAAGTCACATGCAAATATACGTTTCATATTGTGCTCCTATGGTACAATTAAATCATTTATAATCTGATTTCCTTCTGTAGTTATTCTGTCGGGGTCTGAATCCATCATGTTCTCTATAAACTTAGCTACTTTACTTGATATGCGTTCCCACGACTCACGATAAAAGTTATTAATCTTTTCACGTGGGTGCTTCTGTTCTTGCTCATCTAATGTGTAGTATATGTCACCTATTACATTTTCGTATGATGACATTATAGCTTCCAATCTTTCATCACTTGAATAGTAATCAAACTCACTACTAGATGTAATCTTATTGTTAAGTGCTTCTTCTATCTCAGACACTTTACTCCATACCATACCTAACCAATCTAAGTCACTTTGTATTACTGTTTTAGAACCCATGTCCTGTGCATTGTTCTGTAAGTATTTAATACTAGGTATGACACCCTTAAACTCTGTAGTCTCGAATGCCTTAGAGCGTGGCTTGTCTGCTATTACCTCTCCGTATTTATTAAGTCCTACTTTGTAGTTTCTGAGTTTCTCTATGTCTTTCTTAGTAGGTGACTTTAATATCTTAGGCTTAGTAGTATAGTCTACCTTAAAGCCTTGCTTCTCTCTGTATCTCATTTTAGCTATGAGGTTCTTTCTAAGTCTTCTATATTCTGCTAAGTTTTCTGACTGTCTTACTGTTCTTTTCCTTGCCATTATATAACCCCTTTCTTATGTCGTTTATACTTAATGTTTCACGTGAAACATATCTTAGTTACAAAGTGGATAGTATAGTTACTATCCACAATGTAAGTGAGGTATGTGTGCATGAATATTAATACTTACTAATCTACGAATGAATCCATAGAATGGTCTACGTACTCTTCGCCTTCAGTCCAAGCTGACACCCAAAGTGTACGGTCGATAGCGTCCTTCTCGTTGCCTTCCTTGTCTGTATACTTAACTCCCTTTTCAACAAAGTTACAATCTGCTTTATCTACTACGATGTTACAAGGAAATACTTTAGGTGTTCCACACTCTTCCTTAAATTTTACCTGTGTTGTGATTTCCTCTCCATCTTTCTTTGTGAGCTTTCCGAAGTATGTCTGAAACTTCTTTCCATCCTTAGATGTTCTATTCTTTGCAAAAATTGTAATCTGCATAGTCTATCTCTCCTTTTCTCTTTTCTTATTAGACTTTGTTACTCTACCGTTGCATGGCTGAGTGCGGTTTGTATTTCCGCACTCATTAAAATATATGCAACTTACACACGGGTGCTTTATATTACTCTTCTTCGTCTTCATCTGCTATAGCACCGTCAACTTCTGTTACCTCAGCGAGTGCCATGAACTGAGATTCAAGCATTCTATAAAGTGCTGTCTTTGTGTGAATATCTGTGATGGTTACATACTCGATATCCTCACCAAGGTTGAGAGCTTCAAAACCCTTCTTAACTGCCTTTACAAGTGCCTTGTCTTTCTTGTCTGAGTATGCACCCTGTACAGGTACTACTACACTACCGATTTCGTCGGTCTCAACATTGAGTGTCTTAACCTCTGCTTCTGTTGATAAAATTGTTCTGTTTACATAACGTGTTCTAGCCATAATCTTTCTCCTTTTCTTTAGGCTTATTGATAGTTACTTTAGGTGCTGTCTGCGAATAATGTTTCACGTGAAACATCTGCACCTAGTAGAGTGTAAGGAATTGAACCTTAAAATGTACTTTCTATTCCACCTGTTAACCATAACCACTCTAACCAAACGACATATATTATGAGGGCGTGTAGCCAAGTGCTACCGTTATAATGTGTGTCCACAATATGGACATTTTGTAGGTACGTGTCCTATACACGGTACTTCTGAATTACACCACACGCAAAGAATTGTAGGTGTACTTGATATGAGATGTTTAAATAACTTCATAGGCGTTATCTCCTTATCTATTTATAGTATATTACATTGTTACCGAACAAACAACCGAACAAATTATTAAATGTTGTTAGTGATATCTCATTGTAGTTAGTTCAAAGATTTTAACTATTCGAATACCTCATCAACAATGCGAAACATATTATCCTCCAAAGATTCACCCTTCATAACATATTCAGTGATACATTTAAGCAACTTCATATAATCCAATAAATTATCACCTATTTGTTCTTCTGATATACCTTCTTGCTGTAATGCCATAGCATAATACATTAATATCATAGCTACTTCGCTATCTAAATCTTCTAATGTACCCTTCATTCCAATATCTCCATCTTTAGCTAATATCATATAATAATCTCCTTCCTAGATATATAATGCTATTCCGTCAGACTCATTAAGTGCGTGATAGTTCGATATCTGTTGACATCTTGCAGAAAATTCTATTGAACCCTTCGGAATGTCCTTTACTCTACCACTCCAATAAATACGGTCATCCGCAAAGTCTCGTATTTGTATCTGTTGATTGATTTCTAAATACTTCTCACAGAACTCTAAAACTGTTATAATACGCTTCATACACTCACCACCTTTTTACATGTATACATCTACTTCATAATCGGATTTAATGAAAAGTGTAATTTGTCCTTCATCTACCAATTTGCGGAGTCTGTCTATTTCTTGTTTAATCTGGCCATCTGTCCACATTTCTTGAAATATTGACCCACAATCACCACAATAGATATTCTCACGAAAAGCATGTAATTTTTCATTATTCATCAAAATCAACTCCTTTACTTTTCAATATGTCTTCAATTACATCCAAGCATAATGGATTATAATTATACATCTCTAATAACTCTAAAATCTTATCTTCTGTTATATCATCCTTGAATAATATTTTAGCTGACTTGTAAATACGTTCATACGCTGTATACATGTCCATTTTATGCACTCCTTTCCTACCCTAACTAGGTATGAGATAGCACCGTATAGGTGCTAAGTCATATTTAGTTATAGTGTACTATATAGGCGTAGTTGTGGTCACGTGTTATATGCAACGAATACTCAATATAGCCTTTATCATCGAACCACAAAGCGTCGATTGTAAATTGCATACAATTTGCTGATGACACTTGCATGTGACTAGCGTTTGGATTTTCGTGTTTCCACGCTTTCCACTCGTTCCATATAGCCTTTTTAGTTTCGCTACAGCGTCCATAAAAGCTGTCAAGGTCTTTACCTGTGAAGCGTTCCATGTAATCATTTACGCTGTCAATAGTTACAGGATATTTACGTGAATCCTTTACCTCAAATTCTACTCCGCCGAGATTAACTGTTTTCATAGTGTACCTCACTTTCAATATGTCGTTTATCGTTACTACCTACTAAGTAGGTAAAGAGTAGCACCGTGTAGGTGCTAAACTTTATTTACTTAGTCGAGATTAGTGTTATCATAACCACGTTTGATGTGCTCTAAAATGTCGTCATATTTTTCCATCGTTGCACTCACCAAATCCCTTGTTTTCATCATCCATTCACTGCTATCAATGTCACCCTTAGATAATGCGCTGTTAAGCTCCGCTAATCTATCAAAATAGTAACGATGTGCTGATTCATAAAAACCTAATTCCATTTTTAAATTACTCATGTTTTATACCTCTCTTTCATTTTGTAACTATATTGTATCATGTCTATGCTGTTTTGTCAACAACTTTTTTAAATTATTTTTACTCTTTTTTGTTCCTCTCTCCTTTCCTTTACTGTAACTATAGTATAACATCTAGGTGCTATATAGTCAACCCATTTTATATGAAATATTGCACAAATATAGTGTAGTATAGTGACACTCTATTGTGCATATTGTACATACTAGATATAGTGTAGTATACACTACATATAGTGGTACGACAGGTGCGCTGTTAGTGTATACAAACTATAAATATATTTTAACTAACTAAAGTT